CGGACTGCGCCCAAATTTTTGCTTACCTGTCAGCTTCCGAAAACCCTAAAGCAGCAGGCGTGTCAATCGTGCTGGCATCAAATGATCCAAGCAAGATAATGACTAAGGTTTGGGATAAAGACGAACTTTACCAAGCTGGCATTGCCTTCTGTGCAATGCAGAAAGTATGGGCTTGGGTAAAAGGCTACACACCACCTGGGATGAAGTTATGATTGACCCGCAAGACGTACTTTGGCTAGAAGGATTGCTGGATCAATTCTATAGGAGTTTAGCAAAGTGACTGCACCAACAATCCAAGAGATGGGTAACGCTGCTCAAGAAATAGTCTGGCGCGTGATGGGCAAAGGATCAGATAAGTCTGCCTATGGCGATTGGCTTGAGAAGGATAGGCCGACTCACGATTACCATATTGCCAGAGCCGTCCGCCACCTAGCCACAGCGCAGATGCAACTCCACAAGTCATCGCCTTGTCCAGATAATAACGGCGAAACAAGTATTGACCATCTTGAGCGTGCGCTAGTACGATGCCTGTTCACGTTGGCACAAATAAAGAAAGAGGTAACAAGACTATGAACCAAGAAGAAATAGACAAAGATTGGGATGAGTTTTTTAGCAAGCCTCGTCCTTGGCTTTACTCAAACTACGGAGACAAAGCAAGCGACAGCGATGAATCTGAAACAGATAAATCTTTCCAGAAATTCTGCGATCACGATGGGAACAATAGGTATCCCAGAGAATGAAGATCACTCGCGTAGTTAAGATTGAAGGAGGCTGGGAGCTTTACGGCATATCCGAAAAGGAAAAGAAAGAGATCCAAGTTGGATTCTGCGGCGAGAACTTACCGCTGGATGCTTGGGTTAGGATTGAGAAATGAAGCAGGCGTTATCTCAATTGTTCTACTTTTTAGGTGACACAATAAGTCGCACGATTTTGCGTGCGGGCTTTGGCTACGGACTATATAAAACATTTATGCTTTGGTCAATTGAACTAGATGAAAAGTTTGATGTGTGGAAAGAAGTTAAACCACGGCGGAGGAAGAAGAAATGAAACAAGCATTAGTCACGCAATCGTTCGGTAATGAATGGCAGAACATTATTGATCTGACTAGGCCACGCATGGAGGCGTACTGCAAACGCCATAGCGTTGACTTCATTCTTATTGACAAGCCACTCACACATCCACCGCAATACTCCAAGTCTGCGATTGGAAATATCATGGCTACTAAACACTATGACCAGGTGACATTTGTTGACGCTGATGTTTTGATTGCAGCCGATTGCCCTAACATAGCAGAGGACGCTGGCTTATTTTGCGCATTTGATGAAGGAGCTTTCTTGGACCGCAAGCCAGAGATGGTCAAGCTGGCTGGTGCATTTGGTGGAGTGATCGAGCCTAAGTTTTATGTAAATACTGGCGTGTTTGTAGTTCATACCAAGGCCGTTGGTATCCTATCAATGCCTCCAATTGGCTTGCACCCTAACCATTTTGCCGAGCAGACCTGGCTCAATGTGATGGCGCACCTATGGAACATTCCGTTAACTGAGCTTGACCCATCATTCAATTGCATGACTAGCGTGGAATCCCACTTTGGATTGGACCGCTACAAGGATGCGATGATTATTCATTACGCTGGGCAGTCAAACGATCTGGTTAAGTTGGCTAACCAGATTAAAGTTGATGACGCGAAGCTGGTGGAGCTTGGTCGGTGAGGTCAACCCAGCTATGTCGCGGTGATTACGATGACAGGGTGCAGCAGTTGGCTGGAGAGGTTGCATTGCAAGCCATCCGAGATCTGAGGATGTTACGCAAGCGGGGGATGGTTAAAGGCATGAAGATCGTGAAAGATCACACAGGCGTACCATTAAACGATGCGCTTGAGTATAAGAACTCGCACGAGGTGCAGAAGTTACTGCGCGACTTTAAGACGGGCGTTGTCTCCTGGTGGTGCAGAGCCAGCGGGGTGCAGATCGACAATAGAACGCTGTTACGGAAACTAAAGGAAAACGACTATGCTCTGCCTACTTGATCTTGGCGCAATAGTTTGGGTAATTGCTTCTTTTATTCTTTACAGTTCATTGCTTTTGTCGGCAATCTATTGCGCAGGTTACATTATCTTCAAATTGATTGAAGTAATAAGAAAGGAACTTGACCTATGAAAAAGAAAAACAAAAAAATAACTCTGGTTAAAACATCAGAGCAAACGGCGGTAAGAGTTATAGTTGATATTGACGATGATCTTTACGAGGCACTGGCAAAGGCTGGTCGACATCACTTGGCTAAAGATAAGATGGCTTGCTTTGAGTACGCACTAAATAAGGCGTTACTGGAACTATGTGAGGAACTCAAATGAATGAGTTTAAGCAGAAGGTATTAACTGCATCAGTAGATCGCTATGTGCTAACAAAGACACAGTGCGAGATGCTGCGCCAAGACGCTGAGATCATTGGCATGAAGCGTGCTCCAGTGCTTGCGAAGGATGGTGTGACGCAGAAAGTATCTCGCACAAGAACCTGCTCATCGTGCTGGATTCCTTATGCAAAACATTACAATTGGATCTACAATATTATGCGCGAGATTACGGAAGGCATCAATGCCGAGCAATGGCGTTTCGACATCCAAGGCATCCAACAGTTGCAGGTGCTTCGATACAATCCATTCCAGCGTTTTAAGTGGCATTTTGATACCTATACTGGATCAGATCGCAAGCTGACAGCAGTAGTCAATCTTTCCGATCCATCCGAATACCTTGGTGGTGGATTGCAAGTTAAGGCAGACATTGAGAACGTAAAGTTCATCCGAGAGCAAGGAGCAGGCTGTTGGTTTCCATCTTACCTAGAGCATCGTGCGCGTGCGCCTATATGGGGAACTCGATGGGTGTTGGTGGCTTGGTTTACAGGACCAGCTTGGAAATGAGTATTGACGATCAAATCCGTTTGGTTGGAGTGATGGCAATTGGCCTTGGGCTGTTGACATTACTTTGGGGAAATAAATGACACACGCTGCCAATCTGCCTCGCCACTTGTACGTCAAGTGCGATATGGAGTTTGTATCTGATGGCGAGAAGCAAGGCATAGAGGACGTTGTGTGGTTTGGCCTAACAGCAATTCCTGGTAGGGCTTGGGGCTGCACAGTAATGCTTAAGTGTGGCGCACTATATCGAGGCTTACCATTACACGCTCTGGCTCACGGAGAGATTGCAATTATGGATTGGGACATTAACGATGCTCAACGCTGGGATTGTTTTGGCTGGAACTTTACGACAATCGAGTACGACTATTTGATGGGTTTGTCTTGCAAGGTTTGGATTGCAAACAGAAAGACTTGGGAGGTTGGTCGCTATCTATTCACAGCCGAGCCTTACGGAGATGGGTTCTCCATGTCTCCAAGCCAAACTAAGTCGCATCACTTCATCGCACTTAACAATGGACGCATCACGGCTGTTCCAGGTAACAATGTGCTTTGGCGCGAATCAAGCTTCACCACTCAATCCGAAAAACCTAAATGGTTGCGGACGCAATCGCAGGTCTGGAATGCAGAAGAAGCCACATGGGACGATGTGGTTGGTGAGGAGACAGCGTGATCCAACTCAATCCAGAGTTATGGATGATGACTCCAAAAGGTGAAGGCTTGGCTTTTATCGTTACGGACTACGGAATGGATCATAACAAAATATTCACAGTAATGCTTAATTCTGGCGAGATACTTGACTTTGACATTCGCGATTGTCGCAGATGTGAGAACCCAAGCTTCGGGGTACAAGCACCATCAGTGCCTAATCCCTATTACAACATATAAGGAGAATAGAATATGCTAGGTAAAGACGTATCAAAGAATATGCATGAGTTGGCGATGGATAATAAGAAGAAGGGCAAGGAGCGCGGTGCAGGTGGCAAGCCTCGCTCGCGTCAGCAGATGATTGCGATAGCACTCTCTGCTGCTGGGAAGAGCAACAAATCGCCTCGTAAGTTTCGGATGCGATCTGGTTCGTGATGCAAGTCGAGGCTAAAGATCGCCTCAAGTGGGCGCGCGAGATCCTTTCAATTGCACGCAATAAGCTTGTGGTTGAGAGGGATCGCGCGACTCACGGACACGCGATAGATATGATACAGATCATAACGATGGTCGATGCTGCGTCATTGGTGTGCAAAGAGGTAGCGGGGGATGAATGAAAAAACACACCTCGACTTATTTAGTGGGATCGGAGGATTTGCCTTGGCAGCAAAGTGGAATGGATATAGAACCGTTGGCTTCTGTGACAACGA